AGCCGAAATGAGCCTGCATCTGTTCGATGTAACGTGAACCACCGCGAGCGTTTTTTTCAAGGAACTCTTGAAGACGAAATGCACGTCTTAGGTCGTTGATTGATGAAGCAGTAGCGCTTGTTAGATCTACTTCATGTGAGTCCTCCACAGCTACATAACCTAAATTTGTTCCTGCTCCAGGTGGATTTTGATGTAATCCATATTGAATTTGACCAGTTAAAGTGTCTTGCATTACATCGTCCCAACCATTAACATTGGAACCATCCTGAGCCTTCATAAATTGAAGAACATCTCCATTAGCATCTTCTATTGGTAAAAGAGGCGCAGTTTGTCCCAAGGGTAACAGAGCTTCAGGACCTCTTTGAGTCCAAGGGAGAGCTGATGTAAAATAATCATGCCTCCATGCTCTTGTACGTTTTGCAGTTAAAGCAAGTGCAGTATTATCTCCATCCACTACTTTGGTTTGTATTGTGTCGGTATTAAAGTTTTGGTCTTTGAAATAATCATCAAAGATTTTTTGATAAGCTGCAAATGGAAGAGCATTAATGTTTACAGCATTGACGCTAGTAACATCATCTCCAGTTGGAATATTAAAATAGTCAGGAAGTTGCCCAGGGACAAAGTCATCCGCTATATACGGAATTCTTGGATGCACTGATGTATCGTTTCCATCTACACCACCAGTGATGAACGATTCCCAATTGTCCCATAATATACGGTTAGGGACGAAGAAATAGTGCATGTATATATTAGCACGATGCATTACAGGAGCTACCATAGGAGCTAGACGTACCATAGCATTTCCTTTAATAGACCATTTGTCACCAGGTATAACCTCCTGGGCCATACATGGGATGATTTCGCCGAATTGGCAAGTGAGTTTTCGGTCGTGTGTTAGGTTAAAAGTGTTACTCTTAACCCGTGTTTTTTCAACTTTTGAAAATATTGACATATTATTTAGATTTTAGTGAATTTAAAAATGCTTTAATTAATCCTACATAACTTAAGGCAGGGGCCTTGTCGACAAATTGAGATGAAGCCTCTAAAAAGGTGTCTTTGAAACCTGGTACTTTATCGAATAGTTGACGGATGATGAAAGAGTCACCTTCCATTATACCGTCTAAATAATTGTCCTTTTTTCTTTGAAGGATTGACGAACTATTCTGTTTGTCTTGAAGTTTTAAAGCTTCGATTTCAACCGAGTTTTTAAGCTCGTTTCTTTTTTGCTGATTTTCCATTCCCAGGGCTTCCAAATTATATTTTCCGAAGCTGTAATCCTGATCATAGTTTAATTTACCTCTAGTTAATGCAAGAACTTTAAGTTGAGCATCTAAAGATTTTAGGCCCGTGGCCTCATTAATAGCATCTGTTTCTGCTTTAATTTTATTGGTTGAAGCATCCATCTGCTTGAATTGTTGGTATTGTCCGAAGACATCTAATCCGCGTGTAATACTTTCCATTTGTGGTCGGTTATAACCTTGTACAGATTGTGGTTTCATACCTGGAGTAGAAATAGCTCCAGAGTTTCCTACAGTACCTTTACCGTACATAAGTGCAGGATTGAGTCCCGCCTCCTTGAGTCGTGCCATTTGTTCAATGGGTGAATTGTACTTATTCTGTTGTTCCCACATTTGTTGGTTATACTCGTTTTGTCTATTCCAATCGTAGTCGTTGAATACTCGGTCCCTTTGCCAATTACGATCATTATATTCCCTTTGACGTCTTGCCTCATTTTTATTCGATGCATTTTGTATTAAATTTCCTGCGAGATTTGTCGCGCCACCAATGGCGGCTCCCCATGCACTGCTCATAATTTAGTTTTTTAGTTGTTTGTGTTTAATCGGTGTCGATTAGCACTTATATATCAAGTAGTATAAGTGCTGTTGTCTGTGTCGCTCCGCTGGCTCTCGCCGAGGGGCAGTAGATACTTAGTGTTTATATGACACTACGTGTCATTTTTTGACTATACGTCTACGTTCGCCTCTCTTTGAGTTTTCCAGAATATACCTCGGTGTGGTGAGGTTTGCTTTTAGCGGTTGTCGCTCGCTGCGCTCCCTTCGCCCTTTGTTTTTGATACTTCCCCACCTTGGCGTGATTCTTTGGCACCTGGCGGTGTAAGCTCAGTCGACGCATGCCTACTCCCTTCGTGAGTAGTTTTTTGTTGTTCTTGTTTTTGTTTTTCGTTTTTGATGAACTCTTTAGTTTTTTCCAATCTGCGCTCCAATTGCTCTTTGTAACGGTCCACATCAGTTAGATCACTGAATGTAGGGATTTCGGTATCGAAATATAGTGGCTCTGCCATTGGTATATCTCGACCGCGTGAATGGCGTTCGAGTAATTGTCCTAGTGATAGTGTCATATCCGGGACGGTGTCCGAAACTCCGCTAGGAGTTTTTCCGGGATGTCCTTTATATGTAATATCGAATTGAACTCGTAGCCGTGAACGGCCATCTTCCATATTAGTGATTTGTACTGGTGAAGGTGTTGGAGTGTTTAGAGGTTCTAGTTTAGATGTTCCCTCGTTTGAGTTTTGACTCTCGTTGTCTTTTAGTTGCTTCATTTTTAATGAAATTTTGTTTATCAATATCAGCTGCAAATATAGGATTTTCTAAGATATGTTCCAGTGCAGCTTTCTGAAGTTTATCTTTTTCGCGATCATCAAAGATTTTGTCTTTGAAGTAACGAGGAAAGGCCAATTTTTGGCCATCCTCGGTTGTAATATACGGATTTAATTTTTCTTTGTGTGATTTTATTTGTTGTTCCGTAAGATAGTTTTTTCCTAGTCCTTTAGACATAAAGGAAAATTCAGGGACTCTATCGTCATGCGGTCCCTGGTTGTTAAAGAATGTTTGTTTATTGACATATTTTGTAACATAAGCCATTGAGGCTGGTGTACAGTTGTCTATTTGTATGTTTCCTAGTCCCCACAAATTTTTTATTTTATGCTCGTTGTCTATATAGAATTGTGGGAGGTTGAACATAATTGAATGATAATGAGGTCGTTCAGTTTTACTACCATACTCTCCAACCATATAGTATTTCAATGGGTGTTTTTGATCCAGGCGTTTTTCTTTGTTGAGTTGTTTCCGTAGCCTTTTCATATATAATGAATGATGGGATCTATCTAATGTTAGAAAGCCATTTAGTGTATTTGGTACGGTCATCTCGTTGTACGTATAAGTCATGAATACTGCAGTGTGAGCGATTCTTTCTTCTTGTTTGAGCCTGAATACCCATTGGGAAGCGCGACGCTTTAAACACGCCGTACACTTTCCGCAGGGGACATTGATATATAGATCTTCGGGTTTTCTCCGAAGTTTTGGATTTTTGATAGTGAAAGGTGTTAAACACATCATACGCGGATACCGCCGCGAGCATTGGCGAAAGAATTAATGCTTCTGTTTCGCTTTTTTTGTTTTGAATATCCGTTTTTGCGGTTTTTTCTCCTTTTGCTTTTGTAACCTCTCTTTTTCTTGAATCTCATAATAATCAGATTTAATATTAATAATTAGTTTTTGATTTACCGAGCATCCTGATAATGCTAGATATAAGGCGTACCAAAGATTGGTAACTTTCTTGATACTTTGACTTCGTTTAATACTTGAATCCATAATGGAGCATTTAGTAATCCTTCTACCGCGAAGATTCTTTCTACTTCGGTCCAGTCCATTTCGATGAAATCATTATTGAGGGCTGGTAAGGAGTCGAATTTTCTACCCATGTGCCAGAAATCAAGACTAGTACGAAAATCGCCATGAACAGTATTATTAGCGAATTTATATTCAGAGTAACGCGGAACATATCCCCAGGTGTTTTGGTTGTTTCCTGGATTTGATTGTAAGTAAACCTCCTGGTTGAGGATTGGTTGTTCTCCGATGTGGGCAAATGATGGAAAGGCATAGTCGAATTTATCTATTTTATACATTTGTTTTGGGATTCCTTGTTGATAAGCAGTATCAGGCAAAGCTGATAATACACCTATTACCCAACCATGCTCCTCAGCGTAATATTTCATATTAGTTGAACCCATAACTCCAATTCCATGTCCAGCCATATTACCTTGTGGAGTATCGGTATAAGGAGTAGCACTTTGTGAGGTTCCTGATGTTTGTAAAACTTCTGAGAATTTAATAGGTCCTTGTACGCCTCCTATATACTCGGCACGTTGAAGCCTTTTATCTGATGATTGTACGCCGAAATGAGCCTGCATCTGTTCGATGTAACGTGAACCACCGCGAGCGTTTTTTTCAAGGAACTCTTGAAGACGAAATGCAC